CTTGTGCTTCGTAGGATCAAGCACGTTGACAACGATGATCGGCGCGACGCCAAAGAGAGCGAACTGCGAATAAATCGCCTCACTCAATGTGAAATCGTACTTTTTCAGGCCGCTCGCACTGTCCTCTACCGGCGGCACGTAGCCAAAGGCTGCGACAGCCTCATCATACGAGTAGCAGAGCGTCGGGCGGTTGACGTTGGTCGGATCGGTCATATTGACCGGAGCCGTCCCGACGATGAAAGGAATGGCCGCCTCTACCTGCACCGGCGGCAGGATAGAAGTCGGCACTTCGGAGATTTTTACCCCGTGGTTGTATGCCATTTGATGACCTCCTTAGAGTTCATTTTTGAGTTGACGCACATAGGCGTGCAGGATGTCGCCCTTCACACCGATGCGCTTTCGCGCTGTCGCCAGTTCAGACACCGGGACAAAGAGACCGCGCAGGGCCTCACTCTTTTCGCGCATCGATACGACGTGCGGAGGAAACTCCCCTGCACGGAACACCGCATTGCGCATCAGTGCACCACCTCCAAGGGTCGGCCCGATATAAACGACAGCCTTTCCCTCGGTGGTTTGCGCTTTTTTAGTTGTGGGTTTCTTCATAGTCATCAGAAGTCCTCCTCCTTATCAATTGGCTGCGGCGTGCGGATGTCCCACGTCGTCTGCATGTCGAGCTGCCAGTACGGGTAGGGCTGCTCTGCGTAGGTGCTCCACTTGATCGGATGCTTCAGCCGATACCGATTAGCAAGAACCATTCCTGGCAAGGAGCAAAGCGCAGTGCGAATGCGGGACATGACGTTCAGGCAGTACTCGTGCCCGTCGTATTCTTCCGAATAGGTCCCGACGATGATCGAAACCCGCACCTCGGTTGAGTCTTGCTCTGTCGCGCCTTCGTCGGCCCTGACAAGAACGAAAGGAAAGTCGTCGTCCTGACCAGATCGTTTGGGCGGTAGATACCCATTTACGACTTTCGGAGCGCGAAGCTCGCCCTCTGCAAAACCGCGCTCAGGCTTCGTTGGAAGCGCGAAGTTCTTCACGGCCTCGGAAACTAGTTCTCGAATCGCGCGTGTAAGTTCGTTTTCGACCATGCGAATCACCCCTTGCGTTTTTTGTATTTACCGGTGTTTCCGCCACCCAGGAGATAGCCGGTCTCGTGATCCAGTCGGTTAAAGAAGGTCTCCTGCATCGTCTTTTCGACGTTGTCAACGACCTCGTTGTTCTCAGACAGAACTGGAATTGCAGGACCATAGACCTCTTGCACAGGAAGCGACCTCGTATCCAAACGCTGAAGAATCCTTCCGCGATAGACGAACGCTTTCCCCAACGGCTTCAAGCCTCCCCTTGCCTTGACGGCGACACGAACAGGCTTTCTTTTATTGCCAGTCGTGTCGGTTTTTGGCCTGGTCTTGTAATTCACCAACGGGAGACGAGGTCCCTTACTTGTAACCAACGCTTCAAGACTTGAGCGCGTTGCCTTCTCGATTGAGAAGTTGCGACGCACCGTAGAAGCCTTGATCGTGTACTCCTGTCGGATCGTAGAGACAGCAGCAGAGCGTCCGGAAGTTGCTGCACGATTCAGCGCACGGCTGACAGCGACCTCATAGCCTTTCGGAATCTCAGAGAGCAACTTTGCAGCCTTCTCAAGAGCTTTCTTGTTCCGCGCCTGCCCGTCGGAAACGATGACCTCTAGCGCTTTTTCGCTCATTGCTCATTCGCCTCCGTCACAATGACGAGCACGCCGCCCTCATTGCTGACAGACTTGACAAGATGAAGCGCGCCGTCGATGTTGAGAAGCTCGCCCTCGACCGGCGTTTCAATCACGCCGACTTCGACGTATATCGTCAGTTGGTTGACAAAAACGCCAAGGTATGAATCGTCGCCGTTCGCCTGCGTGATGATCTTGTCGAGAATGCACGGCACAACCTCATGGCCGATTTCGTGCTCCTCGGCAAACTCGTCGAGGTTGATGAAGACGTTCTGCACGTCAGCAGCAACGAAATCCTTGAAGGCACTCATCCCGCCACCTTCTTCGTCGTGCGACGCTTGACAGGTTGCTTGACTTCAACTTCTGGCTCATCTTCTGCTTCGGGAATCGGAGCAAAAGCAGCTTCCGGCGTCGGCAATGGAGCTTCTTCGACAGGGTCGTCCTCGACCTCATTCACGCCGACAAGCGCCAGATTTTCCTTGAGAAGCTGAAGGCCGACCGTATCGTCAACCTCGATCTCCTCACCTGCCGTGTAGCGTTTGCCGGAAATGAGAAGGTTTTCTAAAAGAACAACTTTCATTTCTGTCCCTCCTACGAAAAAGGGCAGGTCGTATTGCCTGCCCTAATTCGGTTTTTGTCGCTCTTAAGCGAGAGCTTCGATGACGTGGAAGCCGTGAATCTGCTGAATGATCGGCAGCGGACGGCTCTTGATCTGCACAATACGACCAGACGGGTTGGCGCGCTGAACCCAAGAATCAGGGACACGAGCGCCTTCGTAGAACTTGACCGCATCATCACCGGTCAAGGAAACCAGGCCGTAAGCAAGCATCGTCTTCGCGTTCGGGCTTGCGAGCATGCAGAGTTTTTCGGGAACCATCGGCTGTTCCTTGCCGGCGTCATCCGTGTACCACTCGTCATAAGAGTAGATATCAAGACCGGAGTCCTTGAGATAGCCCCAGTACGTCACGCCATTCGGCAAGTGCTGCGGATCAATCGCGCCCATGTCGACGCGACGCGTATCGAGCTGATTGGCAGTCGTGAGCTTATCGAGGATCGTATCAAGCACCTTCGAGCCGCAGATCAGCTCGTGCGGCGTAAAGCCGCCGGACTGAATCATCGTGCGACGAAGCGTACGAAGATCGCCCATGATCTGGGCGGCGTCAGCAGCGTCCCACTTCGTGCCCAAAGTAGTCTTCGGCTGCTCCTTCGTCTCCAGGTGAGCCCAGTAGTTCAGAACTTCATCGTAGCCTTCGCCCTTGACCGTCACCTTGCCCTGGAAAAGAGCCTCGGCGCACATGACCTCTTCACGACGCGTGATGATGTCGTCGAGGTCGGACAAGTCCTTGCCGAGGATTTCGGCAGCACGCTGCGTCGGGCTCTTTGCGGAGTAGATCGTTTCGCCAGGCAGGCGCTTCAGCATGTCTTCTGCCGTCGTCACGCGCATCGGAGAAACTTCCGGCGCTTCGTAACTTTCCGTGCGGAAGCCTTCGCGCGTCAGCACGACACCGCCAACCTTCGGGTTGACGAAGGGCGCAATCTTGCGACCGCCGCGACCGATGATGTCGAAGTCGATCTTCTGGGTGTGGAAGGTCGGGCGATTCGTAAAGTAGCGATCGCGCAACCAGGTGGAATTGCTCTTTTGGCCTTCTTCGACCATCGCGAGCATCGTGCGAGTAGTAAACATATCAATTGCCATTGTTGTAGTCCCTCCTGAGATTTAGATGCTCGGCTTGAAGAAGATGCTGACCTGACGAGCAGACGGCTTGAAGTCCGCAACGGCAGCGCTGTTCTCAGCGTTAAAAGAAAGAGCATCTTCGTTGAATTCGCCGGTGAGATACACGGCAGCGACCTTGTCGCCGGAAGCCGTATCCACGTCCTCGGCAAGGACTGCATACACTGCAGAAATCGTCGTCTTCCCAGAGTCAACCTTGCAGAGCGTGCCGTCCTTATCAAGCAGAGCGCCGCGCTTGAGCACGCCCTGGCTAGTCTTGACCATCATGCTGTCAGCAACAACCGGCATGATCTGCGACGCAGCGAAAAGATTGTCGACAGTCGTCGTATGAGTTTCTTGCATTGCCATTTCTTCTTCCTCCTTTACTTGCGAGCGAAGGCGCGCGCACCTGCTTCAATGGCCGCCTTCATTTCGGCGTCCAGCTTTGCCTTCGCTTCTGCCTTCGGATCAAGGCCTTCATTGCCTTCCGATTCGATACCCTCAAGAGCCTTCGCGTCGCTCTTGCGATCCTTGAGCATCTGTGCGCCGCGAGCCTTGTCGGCCTTCAGGATCTGAACTGCAAGCGCTTCTGCGGTCGTCTTGCCGTCAAACTTCGCTGCGTTCACAAGGTCTTCATGACCTGCGACAGCGATGTCTTCGATCGCCTGGATGCGTGCGCGTTCATTCGTAGCGCCTTCGGCAATAGCTTCTTCGCGGATCGCCTGCACCAAGTCAGGATGTTCCGCTTTCAACGTTTCCAGATTCATCTTGTGAACCTCCTTTTGAACTGCGGATGCCTTGGGCTGTTCCGCGTG